CGGTGTTTCGCTCATTTGTCTGATTGAAAGTCGGAGGGTTTCAGAGTCACTGAGTCGCCTTGGACTCCTACGGGGTGACTGATTTCCCATTTCTGCGAGTTGCCGACGGTCTGTCCCCGTCTTGTGAGTCGCGTGCACTCATCGTTAAGGCGCACGATCTCAGCCATCATCTGTGTCATGGTCTCTTGCGCTTGGTCATGCAGCGCCTTCCAGCGCAATGACATGTCTGTATAACTTTTGACGCTTACCGAGTAGGCCCATCGGAAGATGAAACCCTGGAGGAATCCCCCGATAAATCCGACCGTCACGTCGCGAAGGGTAGTAGGTTCTATGTCGATCATACTTGATCCGGTTTCTTCAATACAAAGGGCTTTGGTAGCAGGATCGGCCGTTGATTGGCTTTCCGGCTGGTCGTTTTGCGGCGGTAGCCAATGAGGGCCAAGTCATCACCCGACTTCGCGATGATCGGAAGCAGGCGACCTTGTTTGACGAGTTTCTCAATGTTCATCTTCTTAAAAAGTGTTCAACCGTTCCCTCGGGACGATTGATATGCTCCCCACCGCACGAGCTTTGCCTTTGGCTTCCTCCCCCTTAATCCAGCCAACTAGATTGATTGTCGGGGCATACCCGTCACATAAAACGAATATGGCGTTATTATCGTCCTTTGGATAAATGACTAACCCCCCGGTGTTTTCGTGGTGGGTCCACCTCACTTCCACATCCTTCCCGCCGTCTCGTGCGCGAATGCCGGTGGCACCGCTCCAGAATAGGTTTCTGAATTTACAGACCGCCAATTCTGCCGCCGCTCCCATTATCTCATTGTCGTAAGTGGAGCGGCTATTTTGTTCTCGGTCTTTGCGCTGTCCTTCAAGTTTTCGGTGCCTTCTTAAAATGGCATGGGAAGCGGCCAAGTGAACTTCGTCTGGGGTTAGGGTGATTGTATTCATCGCTTCACAAATGTCTGCCCGCTCATCCACATAGTGTTGAGATGTTCGTGCGAGTAATCTGGTTTCCAGAAGAAAGCCGAACGTCGTTGTGATTTCGGGTCGTCCTCGAAAGTGACATACCCGTCGTTCTCGTGACCGAACTCCTCGGGTGTGCGCCATCCGGAGATCGCCTTGAATACTTTCAAGAGGTCGGGACTCATAGGCTTGCCAGTTCCTTTCTCAACGCCTTCGTCTCTTCTTTCGTGGGCTCAAAAATCTCGAAGTCAAAATCCCAGAATAGATCATTCAAAACATATAGGTCGTCACAAGCCATCGCACGTAGCAAGGCTCCCCACCCACGTCTCCCGCTTCGGAAACCGTCTAGGTAAGCGACTAAGTCGTTATGGAGAGTGATAAAAAGAATTTCTTCCATAAGAAGAGATTCGCACTTAAATCCAGGACGCTTGAGAGCCAAGATTGTAAGACTGAGTAGCTGCGCTAACTCGGTAGGTTTTAAGAGTCTTAGGCGCTTGGTTTTGTAGTTGTTCGAATCTTCGTAAAGATCGTCCAATAAATATTCCCGCTCACACTGGAGCGCCGAAGTGGCGACATTGATGAAAGTATCCGCCAGTTTACGGTCTCCGATTAGCGTGTGGTAGCGGTCTCGGCTGTAGCACCAAGTTTCGTTTGGATCTTCCGAGAAGAGCATGCTTTTAGTTGTAGGTTTGTTTACCATTTCATTCCTTTCATGTTGTCTCGGGTGGATTTACTCATCTCGATCCCGAGGAGATGTTTAGCTGCTTCCTTGAGCGACCTGGGGTAGCCCATGTAGGCAGCGAGGTCGGCCGTATCGAAGACGTAGCGCGGCTCGACATCCGGCACCTTGCCGGCCTCAACTAAGGCTTCGAAGAGCGTCAGGTCGAAGGCCGCGTTGTGCATTATCCAGTAGCGTGCGTGGCACTTGAGCCAGTTCGCGTCTTCCGGTCGACCGACGAAACAGGTTCCGTCATCGAAATACATCGCCACCATGTAGATGTCGGTCTCGCGGGCATATTTCCATGCGCCCATCGTGGTGACGCTGATGTCCTTGTCGTAGTAGGACTCGAAGTCGATCGCGACAGAGGGATGCCGGAGGAGGACTGGTTGGCGCTCCGCCTCCCCAGACGGATTGTTTAATTCAGTGGTCTCCCCCGGCAAAGTCATAGCTCGTAGATTCCTGAAGTGATTTCGTGGATCTCGGTCAACAGATCGCCGGCCAGTAGGCACAGATCGTCGACCAGTTCCTCTTGGGCCGCGATCTCATCGATGAGTTGCCCGAGCGTGGTGAACGAGTCACGCGGTCCGAAGTTGATGCGCCCGATGGTGTAGTCAGTGCTCATAGAATTCTTTGATGATGGCCCTCTTGCGCAGGGCTTTGACCCGCACCTTGGTCCGCTCGCGTTTCTTCTGAGCGATTAGTCGTTGCTTTAGGTGCGGCTTCGAAGTCCGGTGCCACTTGCCGCAATATCGGCAGCGATAGGTGTCGAAATCCTCCGAACGCTCGGTTAGGGCTGCTTCCTTGGACTCGAACGGCCGCTTGCGAAAACAGTGACGGGCGTAGGCGAGACTGGCCAAAACGTGCGGCATAACTCATTCCTCCTCCTCCGCTTTGCGGTAGGCTTCATGCTTTTCTTCGCAATCGCACTCGCCGTAAAAGCCTTCGCAATACTCGCAGTATTGTTCCATTGGGTCGTTGCGTCTGGCCCAGTAGTGGGCCTCTTCAGCGTCCATCCCCTGCGCTTCGTCGCGGTCCTGATCGGGATCACTTGGCATCGTCGTCTTCCCTTCCGCGTTTGATGGCCCAGGCGAAGATCGCCCCGTAGGTCGAGAGCCCGCCGAGCAAAAGGCCGAAGCCCATACCGACAAGAAAGAATCCTTCGGGGTTCATTTCATCCTCCAGAAGCGAAGCCGCTCCACGCCGTCACGATCGGTGACGAGCCTAGTGGCGAACTTCTTTTTCTCCCGTCGGCCGATACCGTGGGCAATCGAGCGTAGTCCGTTGAATGCTTCGCAAGTTGAGGCTGGATACACGAACGAGTCGCCGATGTTCAGCTTCCCCAAGACGTATGAAAGTGGGTGTTGGTAGCGGGATTTCTCGCCCGGCTTTTTGGCAGAGACCGGAACGTCCTCGTCGATGACGATGGTGAAGGATCTCATTTATCCCTCCCGTTCAGCCCGATGAAGGCTCCGAAAATCAGCAACCCGAGCCAGCAGATGAAAAGACCGACATAACTCATACCTGTTTCCTCCGCACTTGTTCCTCGAACTCTTGTTGCCGCTGCTCGAAGAGTTGATCCATCCATTCGCGGTCATTTGCTTCCCACGACTCCAATTCCTCTTCCATGCGCTCGCGTTCGGTTTTTTCCATTAGGTAGAGCATCGAGATTGCGGTGGAGAACCCAGCGCCGACCAGAATCGCAGTGATGAGGCTTTTCATTTCCATTCTTTCCGGTGGCAGAGCAGACCGATGACGCCGTAGTTCGCGATGTCGACCCAGGTGTCCTCGACCTTCTCGTGCTCTGGATTCTTGTCCTTCCAGACGAGGTTTTTGAGGCGCTCGACTTTGTCATTCATCCGAACGACGAGACCCTTCTCACCGAATGCGGAGATGTTCGCGCTACCGTAGTCGCGCTGCTTGGAGTCGAGGAGAACAGCAGCCTCACAGAATGCCTTGAAAGCCTTGCGGCCCATCTCGGTCTTGATGCCGAGAACCTCGGCGGTCTTTTCGATATAGCCCTCGGCATCCAGTTCGAACGCTTTCGGGTCGTAAGTTAGAACTTCAGTATTGGTGTCCATAATTTTGAAAGTGGTCCCCGGCGGAGGTAGAAAGGCCGGCGATTGCCGGGCGGACGCCCACACGTCCACATAAGAGCCCCCGCCGGGGAAATTTTGCTACTTCTGCCAGACCTCCACGCGATTGTAGTCCCCACTGAAGGCGACGGATCTGTTGGCCCGTTTCGCATCAGCCAAGAGCCGATTAAACATGGCTTCTTCTTTTTGGTTGTAAGGACCTGCGAGGCGGCTGTAGCCGTTGTTCTCAAGTCCCTCCGGATCGCGGAAGCGGAGATTGTCGAAGCCCATTAGAGGAGTCCTTTGATCTCTTCTTGCAGGGCCGCGGGAACCTCACCGGCCGTCTTCATCGACGGAATCCACCAGGTGCCCTTATCTCCGGTCTTCAACTTAGACCCGAGCAAGTAGTAACCGCCGAAGAGGCCCGTCTTGTTGAGGTGACCGACGCGGTAGTCGGAGTAGAGGATCGCGGCGGTTTCCGCATAAGCGGTCGACGAAGCGGTGTAGATCACGCGAGCGTAGCGTTTCTCGCCGAGGACGTAGAAGAACGACGAAGCGGCTTCTTCGGACAGCGTCTCGGGTTCTTGAATCAAGAACTCGATGTGCCCGACTTTGGCGAACTTACCTTCACCGCGACCGTAAGCGACTTGGCCACCGGCCAGCCGAACTTCTTCCGCGGTCTGAAAGACGCGAGGACGAACGTCCGGATCGTAGGCGAGGGATTCTTGGTATTCGACCTTGAGTCGGACCGCGATGACTTTGAGTGAACCTCCGACGCTTTTATTCTTCGGATCGAGATCGGTGATCTGGTGTTCCTTCTGGATGACCCAGGTGCCGGGCGTGAACAAGTTGGAGAGATCTCCGACTTTGTTGACGAGATTGAGACGCGGCAGCTTGATGTCTTCAGCGCCGAACTCTCCGTAAACTCCCTTGCTAGGATCTTCGCCCATAATGGCGACCTGTGATTCGGGGCGCACGGCGACTGCTTTACTGCCGGCTTCCTCGATGACTTGGGCCTCAACGGCCTCTTCGAATGATACTTTGCCCATAATGATTGATGGCGTTATTACTTTGATTTCTTGAGGTAGTGATAAGAGCCCTCGCTCTTGGCCGCATCGGCATCCACCAATGCGTCACGAAGTTGTTCCTTGGCGCGGGCCATCTCGCCGCGCTTGGCGGTCCGTGCGATGGCTTTTTCCAGTGCCCCGATCGAGACCTCGGCGCAGGCGGCGAAGGCTTCAGGGGTGATTTTGTCTTTGACCGTCTCCCACGCGGCTTGGGCGTTGACGATTTTGAAAGGTGACTTGCGCTCGGCCAGTTCGAACCCAGGGATTTCGATGCCTTCCTGCATCCGCATCTCCAAGGCGCGGGCATCGACCTTGTCGGCCCATGACCGCATGATCGGTGCCGCTTTCTTGGCGAATGCGATGACGTGCGGGTCGGCGATGTTGGCCGGATCGTATTGTGCCGGTAGCGTCAACTCGTCGGCCTTGTAGTTCGACGCGATCGTCAGGGCCAAGGAATTGAGTTTTGGGCAACTGGCTTGCTTTGCGCACCAAGCGCAGTGTGCCCCCGTTAAATAAGCCGAGGGGTCATCCCGCCTCGCAGCAGCGATAATGGCGGCAGTTTGCGCTGACAGACGATCGTAGTCACTTTCCCGGTGCCACGTCTCTCGGTCGATGACCCCTCGGAAAGGGAGAAGGACATGAACAGTGATGTTTTCTACTTCAGGATGGGCATCCCAAATGCCTATGCAATAGGCCCAAAATTGCGGTGAGTCGGCCACGTATTCCCCGAAGGCAAATTTGTAGTCGATTAGCTCGGCGTTGTTGCCGTGCAAGATGATGTGATCGATGTGCCCGAACTGATCGAGGATCTTATAGCGTTGTTCGCGGAGTTCTTTCATTTGGAGGAGATGCTTTTACGAAGGGCCGCGAGATACTTCAGACACATGTCCGCCGCCTCGCGAAGTTTTGGATCGTCCGGCGGAATCACATCGAGATTCTCTTTCTCCACCGCGAGGTGACCGAGCGTTCCTCGGTCGGCGGCGGATTTGTCGCGGGTTTGGTCGTTCCGGAAACCCGGGCACTTGGCTTTCTCTTTCAGGGAGGAGGGCGAATGTTCGCTGTGCTCCTTTTCCTCGGGTGTGTGTTGTTGCGGGCTTATTACACCAGACATGGAGGGTAAGACCCCACTTGACGCGGGTTCGTTCAAATTATTTTTTCCGCTGTTCAAAATAGCGACGTTCTCGCGTTTTTCCTCGGTCAGCTTGAGGGCTCCCTGCTCGATCGTGCCTGGTGCGTAGAGCCTCAAGGCCAGTGCACGGGACTTTGCCCCGACCCGTCGTATCCGTCCAAGAGCCTGCTCCTCCACGAGTCCGGAGAATTGCGGACAAATAAGTGCAACACGTGGGAACTCTCCGACCAAGTCGTGTAGGTCGATGGATTGTCCGCCCGCCGCGATCTGGACGATGACACACCGCAGTTCGTTTTCTTGGAATCGGCGCTGGGTTTCCGCCCTGGCTTTCGCGGTCTCCCGTCCGTCGATGACACCCGCGTCTTTGAGGAGCTTCCGTGCTTGGTCGATACTTTCATGGAAATTTAAGAAAAGAACTGCCGAACCTCCCGATTCAACAATCTCCTGGGCACGCTCCACCAGATACGCGACCTTGACCGTTTCAAGGGCTTGTCGTTGGCGGAGGTTTTTAACACCGCCCGGATCCTCTGGATCAGCCATTTCGTCATAAAGTTCTTTTACGGTAGCACGGTCTTTGTCCGACAACCAAAGAGGCTCATCAGAGAGCATGAGATCCGGCAACTGCTCGCGTAGCTCCTCCTCGGACACCCGATATCCTCTATTCGCGAATACCGAATGGTGGAGTCGCTCCATCTTTTCCTTGTTCTCCGGCCGGCGGGGATTCCATTCGAGGCCACCCCAGCGCCCTTGTTCGGCCCCCATCTCGCGGACCCATGTCCAGAAGTAGCCGGAGGTGAAGAGCCGGAGGTTGACCCCGATCGCCTTCATCTTGAGCGGGGACTCCGCGGCCGTGGCCGAGAGCATCAAGACCGCATGATTCCCCGCAGCGGCTTCGAGCATCTTTCCGTTTTGGGAATTGTAAGCGCCAAACATGTGCGCCTCGTCGAAAATCAGAAGACACCGCTCGGGAAGCTGCCATTCGAAGCTGACCTTCTTTCCTCCTTTGGAGACTTTTTTGAGCCAAGGCGTGTTCCCGTTCCGTAACTTTTCGGGATTAAGGACAAAGAGCGGTTTGACCCCGAATGCCGTGAGGGTATTACCCCATTTCGCCAAGACCGACTTCGGGGCGATGATACCGACCTTGAGCGCGTATCTAGCAGCAACAGCACTGGCGATGACGGTCTTGCCGCCACCGCACCCGGTCCCGTCGAGTGACGCCCCGACCGCGTCCAGAATCCGGAGGTGTTCAGATACAGCCTTTTCTTGGTATGGGAAAAGTTTGAACGAGGCGGGCATGGGTATCGTCTTACCTTATGATGAAAATTATTAACTCAATACTTGTAGCGGGTCTCCTTACGGGAACCGCATTAGCTGGCGACGGGTCTTTCTATGTGATCGATCTCTCGAAACCGAACGGGATCACGTATGTCCAGAAACAGGGCAATCGGTATTACTACTCGTCGGACAATCAACTAGGGTTGGGGTGCAGGCCGGAACCACGTCGTAGTTCACTGAGGTCACAACTCCTTCGGGAGCTTTGGGACTGACCCAGTCCGAGTCTTTTACGAGACGCAGCCAATCAGCGGCGAGCATGGTCACAAGCCACGGCTCGCCGTTTTTCTTGTGCGCCACGACCGGAGTTTTCTTTCCAGCGTCATTGATCGCCTGCTTCATCGCGTTCAGAACATTTAAGTTTTGAACCCCTTTCACTTCGAAGTGCAGCGTCGGCAACTCCGGGCACACCACGTCGGCGTTGCCGGCCGCACCGCAATACTGCTGCCCGCGGAAAGATTTAAGGAACCCCGCCTCGCGAAGTTGATCGCGCCAGAGCCGCTCGACCCGTTTGCCTTTTTGTCGGGAGTTCACGGGATCGCAGAGGTCATCCGGCCTTGTGCCCACTTCACGAGTTCCTCGTCGGAGTAGACGAATTTCTTTTCACCCAGGCGGATGCAGGGGAGCCCATGCTTGCGCCAGTAGGTGAGACAGTTGCGGCCAAGGGGTTTCCCGAAGAGTTCACTCAACCGGGCCACAGCTTCCCCCGCGCCGTAGACTTCTTTGCGTGGCGCGGCCGGCTCGGAGATCTCCAACCGGACACGGCCTTCAGAAATCGGTATCGCCCGAAACGAGGCGCACTCGATCGTCATGCTAGTCATTGTGGTGTTATTACTTAGAGTCCGAAGAATTTACGCAACGCCAACCGGATGACCGCGCTCATCGAGCGCCCCGAACTTTCAGACTCGGTTTTCAGCCTGTCTTCGAGTTCGGGGTCGCTGGCGAATGAGCGGATCATCTTGGGGTTGCGAAGATTAGCTATCTTCTCGGTCAATACTGTCTCGGAGTTCGTCACGGCTGTCACGATAACTCCTTATTCCGTCTTCGACAAATAAAGAGGCCAGTCTTTCTGGGGGAATCGAACAGTGGTGGGCAGTTTGTTCGAGTTCAGTTTGCAGTTGTGGGGTTAGGGCTAGTGTCATGTTTATGCGATTTCGTATATTTTTTGTGGTTGTTGTTGTTAATACGGCGTAGTGAAAAGAGAGCCGCGGAGTTTTCACCCCGCGGCACCGTGTCACCCGTTCCGGTGTTTCCGGAGGAGGGTAGCGATGGCTTTTTGCATTTCTGGATCGAGACTTTCAGCGGCGCGTTCTTCTTTGGAATCAGCTTTGTAGACAGCCAATTCTTCGGCTACGCGGGCCAGGGTCTTGTCAGGGTCTTCTTTGGCTAGATACTGAGTGGTAGCTTCGCGGATCAGAGAGGAGACATTCGTTTGCTTGGCTGCGGCAAGGAGCCGCATGGCAGACGATACCTTCTTACTTTCCACGTAGGATACACGCTCGGTGCCCGGTTTCAGACGACCGTGCTTTGTTGTGGTGCTCATGGGTTTTGGGTTTTTCCTTTCTAACAGTATTCGACAACGAACGTGTGCGGTTGTTCACCATTTTATGAGATGTGACAAGCCTTTTTCTTTCGCATAAGCCCGCACTGATATAGGTGTGATATTAAACCAAGCCTCGGCCGCGGAGGGGGTTACGAGGCTCTTATAGGTCGCTTTGATGATTTCCACAGAGTTACCAGCCAGTTCCGCGGTCAGGTGCGGGGTTCTGTATTTAGCCCAGTGGTAGGAGATAAAGGAGTGCCGGAGCACGTTTTGCTTCCAGACCAGCCCGACTTGGGCCAGCCGTCCCTTCTCCGAGGACACCTTGACGACAGCCTTCTTGGAGACGAGCGGCCCCTGTTCCGGCTTTTCGGCAATCTCCATCCACGCTTTGAGGTTGTCTGGGATATCCAAGGTGCGGCGAGCCGAGGTCTTGGCGATGTCTGCATCGATGCACGCAATGCTCTCTTCGTCGACAAAATGCCCCGCGTTCATTTTCTGAAACTCGGCGCGGCGGGAACCCCCGAAAGCCATCGTCGCAACGTAGAGGAGTTGGCGGGGATGCAGGATGATGAAGAGCTTGGTTAATTCTTCCGGAGTGAAGACTGCCGGCTTTTCGGTCTTAGCCTTCGGTAGTGGGATGTCCTCAAACGGAGATTCAAACTCCCGCGGCACATAGCGTTTGCGGCGGGCAAAGCTCTCTCGGGCCTTGAGCGCCCGGATAATGTTGCGCTTGGTCGTCCGGCTGTAGTCGCTTTCGAGGAGTCTGGTTTTCACCAGTTCGCTCGTGATCTGCGGAAGCAGCATCGATCCGAACCACTTCTTGAGGATGCCGTTCTCATACTTGGCGTTTTTCAAATACTCGTGCGATACGTCTTCGCTTTGTTCCCGCAGAGTCAACTCAGCTTCAAGTTCATCGCAGATGTCGGCCACCGTCTTGCGCGGAACCCCGATAGCGTGCGTGCGGAGGTAAAGTTCGATCGCCGATAGCATGTGGCTTCTGCCGCCCACCTTGCGCAAACATTCGTTCAGGAATACTATGTCACCCGAATGAACGGAGGTCCTAGTTCCCTCGGCGCGGGCGAGGTCATACACGATACGCTTTGCTTCGCTGATCGCTTCGTTGCGGTCAGAGATGCGGCGGCGAAATTTTTTCGAGCCGACGCGCCAGTGAAGCCCGTATCGAGAGTATTGTCCGTTCTGACTCGTTCGAATTTCTACCTCCGCGCCGCCAAGGCGCACTTTGGCTGGGCCATTTCTTGTCTCAATAAGCTCGGGGATTTCGTGGTTTTTCATGTCTATTTTGGACCAAAATTTGGTCCAATCGTTCAAAATCGAGCATAATCACATAACATTATATGATCCAAGACTTACGTAACTTTGTCTTTAACAGAGTAAATCGAGTGACTTACGAATAATGAAAAAAGTCGGGGCGACAGGATTTGAAGCAGCGTGCTCAGTTTGTAAGTGGCTCTTCTACAGTAGAATAGCAGAGCGTCCTATTTTTGGACCAAATTGGGGCGGGCTTTTGGGCCGTTTTTGACGGACTATGGAAGTTTGTCGTCTCATTAAGGCCGGCGAAGAGCCGCCCGCGGGGTGGTTTCCGCGCTACGGGTTTTGGTGGCAGAAAGACACCGCCGACTGGGCGATTGAACTCTACTGTTTCCGCATCAATCAGCGTCCGGCCGACGCGCTTTCCAAGGAGCAGCACTTCAAAAACGCTGCGTCGATGTTCTTCCACAAAAAGACGGAGAACTTCATTTGGCACCCTTGGGCCGATGACATGTTGTATGAGTGCTGTCATAGCAAGTTTGTCGGTTTCGCTGGCTGTGGTTCGAGCGGAAAGTCGGAATTTCTGGCGATCTGGTGTTTGCTGAACTGGCTCGCGGCTCCGTTCCACACGCTCTCGCTGGTGACGAGCACCTCGATCCGCGATGCGAAGAAACGTGTCTGGGGCGCGATCCAGCGGTATTGGCCGTGCATCAAGCACGTCGCGCCAGGAAAACTGGCAGACACTCCGACTCCGGCCATCTACACGATCCGTAACGGGGAGAGGATGGAGCAAGCGGGGGTGTATCTGATCCCAGCCGAGGCAAAAAAGACCTCGGAAGTGACCGGCAAAATGAGAGGCATGAAGGCTCCGCGGGTCATCGTCGCGGCGGACGAGTTGAGCGAGTTGGGTCATGCCTTCCTCGACACGGCGATGTCCAACCTTTCAAACAACCCGTTTCTCCACATTTGTGCCGCGGCGAACCCTGTCTCCTACTACGATCCATTTGGTCGCTTCGTCGAGCCGGTCAACGGGTGGGGGAGCATTTCGGTCAATGACGAGAAGTGGGAGACTAAGCTAGGCGGGGTATGCCTCCACTTGGACGCGCTCAAGAATCCGAACTACTTGGCCGGTGAGAACAAATGGCCGATCCAGAAGTGGGAGAAGATCGACGAGGCACGTGAACGACTCGGTGAGGACAATCCGATTTTCTGGCGCGACTATCGGGGGTTCTGGCCACCGCAGGCGGTCAGCAAAGCCATCTATTCCGAGGCCGAGATCATCCGCTTCCAAGCCGATCAGAAGCCGATCTGGAGGGGCCGCGCCGAACGTATTGTCGGCATCGACCCCTCGTTCGTGAGCGGCGGGGATAGGTGTGTCATTTATTTGGGCTCGTTTGGCCAGAACAAAGATGGGGT